CCGAGCGCATCTTCACTTTAAAACCTAATTTTAGGTCTCCCTGGTCTTTCGACCAGTGTTTAGACGGATACAAAGAAGTATCCGTTATGTAGACTTAAGCTACATTAGGTGGCACACTAACGCGAATGATTCGCGAACGCTCGCCACCACGAAGGGCGTGTACATCACTCTCACGAGTGTAGGACACAGTTCTAACGTGGTTGAGAAAACTCGGCATAGTATGCTGATTCACAAGACAAACTCTGCCTTGGATCCAGATACTTACCTTGAATTCTCGTAAATACGCCTCGTAAGACGGGACTAAAAAGAACCCACTGGGTTCTGCCAAGTCTCGCTTGGGCACTTTTGAATATGTTCTGAAGATATAGCCTTCGTAACCGTCTTGAGGACGGTACGGGACCTTATCCCAATCATATCCGATTAAGTGACCATCACCATATCCATCAGGACCTAAGAGAGCATTAGAGGGTTTAATAAACCTCTCAATATGTTTCCTAAAGGCCTTGTTTGGATGACCAGAACGCGCGACTTGATTGCTAAATGCAACTAACCGAGCATCTGTAATGGTGTCTTTGACGTAAAAGGGGCGAACATCAGTACCAAGAAGATAATCACCTCCACAACTTTCTCTAAACGGGCCCTGCCAAAAGGATTTCTCCTGATTGACAGTAAACCCTAATAGGGATAGTATGGAAAATAGAATTTCAGTTGCTTCCGACGGGACAATAATGTCATCGCCGTAAGTACCGACTCTATTAGGTGATACTCCTGCTAGTTCACAAGCTACCTGACCGCATGCATAAAAAATGCATGATTCGAGCTCAAACGTATATCCGTTCCCCATAGATGAAAACTTATGGAGTAAGAATATCTCGTCGTGCTCATTACCGGCTAGGATAGCCATATCAGTGCGCCATGTAGCAAGAAAATGATACCATTCATATGGTAACAATAATCGAACTACACTAAACGCAATGTTGTCGCTAGCAGCACTAAGATCTATCGTTGCCTCATCATTACTGATAGAGGCAGAACGTGCTTTGTCACGATTACGGGTTTGATCATAA